TTTCAGTTTCAACTTGTTTGTGTTTCCAAGTAGGCTTAAGATTTTTAACATCAATATAAGATTTATTAACGTTACCACCTTTAGCGGCATCATATGCAACTAAAGTATTTAATGGATCAACATTAATTTGTTTCTCGTCAAACTCACCAATAGTACCTCTATTAAACATAGAAGAAAGTAATTCATCAGGAACATCATACACTTCTGGTTGAATAACTTTAACGATATATTCGGAAATTTCTCCGTTTGGATCTTGACCTTTTGTGCCAATTTGTTTAGCCCATGCGTCTACAACACCAGAAATTTCATTGTCTTCAGCGGTCATATTTAATTTTTTGTCTACCTTAGTAGCCCATTCGAACATTGCTCTATCTTGATTCATAATTTCTGCAATTTCAGTTTTTAACATTTTAAAAATCCTCCTAAGTTATATGTTTTTATTGTTTATTAAAGTACTTCAACCATAGCTAAAGTATGAGTTCCTTCTGTCATTGTTCCGAGATATCTAAAAGCACCAGCAGTAGCTTTTTTGATAATTTTACCCTGAGTTGCATCTACAACATTACTTACTTCTGCATAATTACCAACAGCGAATCCAGTTGCAACAAATTGATCAACTGCATAAATTTCACCTTTTACAAATCCTTCTAATTGAACAGGAACACCTGCTGCAATTTTATCCAAACTATCATCATATTCACTAACATCTCCAGCCATTGCGCCTAAACCAGTAGGTTGTGCATCTCTGTCTACGAAGAATAAACCTTCTTGAGATACTGGAAGAACAGCTTCACCAGTTGTTACATCTTTTTGAACTAAAAGACCTCTTACCATAGCTACTTTTGCTTTCTTTGTTGCATCAATATTTTTACCATTAAAGTTTTGTAGTCTTCTTAACATTTTTAAATCCTCCTAAGTTATATAGTTTATTGTTTTTTCAAGAAAGCTGACATTACGCTTCCTTTATTGATTGTTTCTGAATCTTCATCAGCATTCAAATTAGCAATACCATCATTAGAAAGTTCATCAGTGACTACAGTAGATACTTCTGTTACTGGAGTTACTTCTTGAGATAATTTGTCCATGAATCGATCAGCTATTAAACTCTTTACTGATTTTTCATCAATAGCATCTAACATTTCTTTAATTTCTTCTGATGTTTCAATTTCTTCACTTGTTACTAATTTAGATTGAATTAATTTTGCCTTTAAAACTTCTCTTTTTTGAGCTGTTTCAGCGAATTGTTTTTCTAACTCGGCTTTTTCAGCCATTTCTTTAAATGGAGATAGTTCGGCAATTTTAATTTCAAAACCATTAATTACATCCATTGCGGATACTAAACCATCTGTCTTTTCAGCTAGTTGTGTTGATAATTCATTTTTATTAGTCTCTAATTCTGAAATAACTACTAACTTTTCAGCTACTAGTTTTTCAACGTCAACTAATTTATTTTTTATACTATCAACTTCAGAAGCTTCTGCAACATTTAATTTAACCAATGTTCCATCTGATACTTCCACCTCATCACTTTCGTTTACGGTATAAGTAAATTTGTAGTAATCTAACTCACTCTCTCTATCCCATGAATAAGCCCACACAAGATGTTCTTCTGGAAAAACAAGAGATAAGTTAAACCATCTATCCATTTTGTGTTCTATTGCAGTTTCTAACTTTTGATATAAGTCGCGCATAGTGACACTTGAATATTCAGTTCCTTCCATTACGTCGTCCTCCTTCTTAGCATTTATATCTAATTCTGTTATATCTTCAGCAATTGCTTCAGCTAACATGAATTGAGATTGAGATAACAGTGTTACGGCAGCTTGTTTGTAGGCAGGTTGAATTTTCTCACCAAGTAAACAATTTCCAATAAATTCCCACCGTTTAAGCTTTCTTGTACCATCATCTAGATATTCCACTTCATAAGGTTGGATTTCCCAAGATGTAGATAGATTTCCTTCTTTAAATAGCCTTTTAACAACTTTTGTAGCATTACCAAATCTTTTCCATATTCGTCCTTTTGCAAAAAGTGCTTTGCCATCAGATCCATCTTCTAGTTTGGCATCTCCTATCCAAATATCCGTATATGTTCCAAATGCATCGGTATTAAAAACAAGTTGTTCATTGCCTTTTTCATCTTTTTTAATGGATACGTTATGACCAGTAAAATCTAGCTCTCCATCTTTATTTTTAATTACTTTAGCAACAACGGGCATAGCTAACAATGTGTCCTTATAAAGTTCAGCTTCTGCCACGTAGATTCTAGCTCCATTTAGATTTGCTTCATCTAATGTACAAACTAAATTTGTTATTTCAAGATAAGTTTTCGTTTCTGATATTTCAATTGCTTTTGTAGAAAATATAAAATTATCATTCGTCACTTGATTCACCTCCAATACTTCCAGTCTCAATTAATTCATTGCATAAAAAATCCTCATGATGAGGTGATTCAACTGAGGTTAATTTACTATCTTCTATATTTAATTTTAAAATAAAGCCACAGCAAGGACATTCTATTTCATATATCATTTTGTAGCACCTGCCTTTTTCTTAGCTTTGACCCTATCTTGATCTTGAACTTGCTTATTGGGGTCATTGTTTTTCACAGGAGCACCTTCTGAGTTAGGTGGTTCTTTGCTATTAGTATATGACGTTACTCTAGGAGCAAATATTTCTTCTAATCCAGATTCATTTTCTTCTCTACGAAGTTTCTTTTCATTATCAAATTCAACCCCCAACATATTATAGGCAGTTTCTATGCTACAATTTAATTTCATATATAAGAATTCAACCATGTCAAGCTTAATTGACATCTCAAGCATTTCGCTATCTATTATTTTAATATTAGGGCAAAATTCGACTGAAAATCCGTTTTCAGTAAGAATAAGTTTGTACCACTTTTTAACAATATCTTCAAGCTGACTAGTAATTTTATTGATTAGTTTCATCAGTTCTTTAATACTGATTTGAGCCGATGCAAACGCGCCTTTACTATCTGAATTCAAAAATGATATACCTAAATCTGTCATTATTTTATTCCTATTGTAATTAATCAACTCAATACTTGTACTTTCAACTTTTGGTTCAACATATGTAATGCTTTCAACTGCTGCACTACCTGTATATACAACAACTTTGTTTTTCCATGCTTCCATAAATGATTCGTGGGCGTATGCCATATCTTCAAAGCCATCTTTATCAAAATCTTTCCCGAGTATTTCTTTACGCATTTTTTGAAATATTATTTTTTTACCTTTAGATTGTGCATTAATTTTATCTGTTGTTTCAAATATTTCAAGCATTAATGCTGGCTTAAAAGTTCTGAAAATTGGGGTCACTCCATATTTACGATTCATATTATTAATTCTAAGTATTCCTGTTTTCTTAATATTAAGTTTTGCATACTGGTTTTTACTTATAAAAGCATCGTAAACTTCTTTCGGATAATTGTTTTTTATTTCATCATCAATGCTTTTAAAGAATAAAAATGTTCCATCTCTATTCTTTTTATTTACTTTTTGTAAACGTGATTTTAGTTCATTTACATTAAATAATAAGTATGGCTCTCCGTCAATTTCATAATCACTAACTTCTATAACTCCTAATGGATAATAATCTACTGTATATGCATCTTTATTTTTACGTAAATATAAAGGATAATTCCCCTCTGAATAAGTCAATGGCACAGATTTTCTTATTATATTTTTAAGATTAATTTGATCGTTGAAATTTTCAATGAGTTCTTTAGCCTTTTCTGCTTGTATTTTTTTATTACGATTTCCAGTAAAATCTTTGTAAGTAAGAAGATATTCAGTATTTACATTGCTTTCAATAGTTTCATATACTTTTCCAACTAAATCATCTTTATTTATATAATATCTAGCGATATCATTTATACGTTTCACTTTTCGGATATCACTTTGTGGATTTACAGATAAAGTTTCTAACTCTGATTCCATTATCGACGAAGATGAGAATGCAGTTTCATTTAAATAAGTAGAGTAATTATGATTGTCTGAACTATAATTAACCATAGCAGTTTCCAACCACTTTTTTGATAATTCAGTGGTAGTTAGAACGACTGTATCATCAGATGATTGTGATCCTATCATAACTGTAAAATCTTCTTTTGGAGATGTTGATTGAGTGTTTTGTTCGCTCATATATTGATTTTTCCTCCTTTCATGTTAGTATATTACTGAATTGAATTATGTATATATTGCTGATTTGAGACTAAAATGTTACAGACGATACACAACGTGGAGCGTGAGTGAAGTCACGTTGTTTTTTTTGCCTAATTTTATTATCTTTTTCCTGAAGATATATCCAAAACAATCCATACATTAATGAACTAAATTTATCCTTTGGAATACGTCTTGATACGACCTCTATCTCAGTCACATTACCTTTTTGTTTATGTTTTAGGTTCATTATCTCTTCGCATAATAAATCGGTTAATAAATAAGGAGCTTCACAAGCAACCAAATCCTCAACATCATCATCTTTAAATTTCTTTTTATTCTTTTTTTCTAAATCTTTTATACCCTCATATGGATTTTTTAATAGAGAGATATCCATCTTTGCAAATGTTTTCATGAAATGAGTAATCATATCACTGTTTTTTGTATTTACGTTTTGTGATTTTAGTGCAAATACCATAGGTATTCCATCGTCTAGTTCATATCTTTTCCAGTGCTCTTTATCATCATTAACCACTTTATAAGGGGGGTTGCCATCGTCTAAATCTAAAACTAGCTGATCCACGACACCTGATCCAATTCCATTGGCATCAATTATTAGTATTCTAGCACTAAATTCTTTAACTTTTTGTTTTAAAAACCTAGCTTGCCATGTGTCATGTTGTCCTTCTGATGAAAATATATTTACAACTTCTTTTATATAATTGCCATCACTTCTTGGAGTTATTTTAATTACAGATAATGCTGAAAGTGCATTTTCTTTGCCTTCACTTCTAGCAACGTCGTAAGCTAAAACATATTCCGCATGGATATCTTTAGAAGCTTCCCATTCTGCAATTCCAATTCTTCTACATTTTTTTAACTTATCCTCTGCAACTAAACTATCAGAATTAGATCCTGTATATATTGATTCATATTCTCTCATAAAGTCCATTGTTGAGAAGGTTGGTGATTCTCTTTTTTCTTCTATAAAATCAATATCTAATTGACCGTATAAACAAGGGAGTTCGAATGAATTTCCAACAAAAAATGCTGATTTCCCAGAAAGCATATCTTCATATATTTCATTACATTTTGCATATGCAAATTGTTGTTGTGTAGATGCTGTAGTTATATATATCTCTCGTTTATGTACTTCATTTGGGTCTACCCTACCACAACCCGCTACTCTGTCATTCGCCATAAGTGGAATTACAACTGAGTTGAGCATGTCTCCATCAAATTTAGGATCTTGAATTTCTTCCACACACCCCCCGTTTCTTCTGCCTCCACGGGTAGTATCTCTCATTTGTACAATATCATATTTGCTCCCATTGTGAAAAATAAGTTTTGTGTAATCTTTATTATCAATATATGTTTTAACTTCTTTTCTTAAAAGAGGGAAAAAGTCAAAAATATCATCTAAACATTCTTGAGTAATTTTTGCAGCCTGTTCTTTTCCAACTGCTGTGGTGAACAGCTTTGTTCTAGGATAAAAAATACAAATTAATACAAATGCCAAATTTAATAAGAATGATTTAGAAGTACCTCTTGTGGCAGTAATAAATACTTTTCTATATCTTAGAATAATTCTTAAATAAATTCTTTGATAAAAATATAGTTTAATTTTAGCATCTTCTGGCTGAATAAAATCTATAAATTTATCTGGGTATGCCCTAAAGTAGCTACATAACATTGTCCATTTTTCTCTAACTGCCTCAAATCCATCTTTTTGTATTTCATTTGTTTTAGATCCACTTTTTTTATCTTGTGAACTTTCGCCATAATCACTGTCTTTAATAGACCTATCTTTTATGCTAAAATTATTATGACTTGCCAAATTATTCACCCTCTTCTTGTAAAGGAGTATCATAAGGTGGTTCTATCATTTTCTCTGCTTTGTTGAATTTCAAAGTAAAGTTTTCAAGATGCATAATTGTTTTATCAACAATATCTTGTTTTATTTTTAATAATTTAGAATAATGTTCCCAAGGTGGTATGAAGTCTGGTTTTTCAACTTCTAAATATATTGTACCAAAATTTCTAATTCCACCCGTTCTATCAGAGTCAGTCAAATCCATAGTCCTAAATTTTGAATCTGACATATATTTAGAATATAAATCTCCTAATTGTTTAGCTTTTTGTGTTTCTCCCAAACGTATAGCATCATCAATTTGAATTGATAACATTGATATTTTTTTTAAATAATCGAGGGCTTGTGGACTTTCGATATCATTACCGCGTTTCATATCATGATAGAAATATTCCAGTCTTTCATACTGGTTTTCCGTCCAGCCTGATCCCCATCTATTTAGTTTATCACCACTCGAATCTTCTTTTATGCTATCGTCATTGATAGATGGTTTTTCACCACTATTCCAAGTGAGTCCTCTATATTGTTTCATGACTGCTAATCTCATATAATGCCCAACAATACTAGATTCTTCTATATTGCCTGTTTCTTTATTTTTTGAAGATTCTTTTGCTTGTTCTAGTAAGTTACTCAGATATGGTTTATCACAAACACATAACATATTTAAAAATCTATTAATATTAAAACTACCATCAAAATCTAAACACATATTAGATACACATGTTTTACATAATGGTATTCTATTTATTTTTTTATGGTATGGTGAATCAGACAAGTAAAACTTACTTGGTAATGCTGATTCACTTGCAGTATCTCCACAACTAGTACATATATGTACTACATTACTTGCCATTTAACTCATCTCCTTTTAAGTCTTTATCGGTTATTCTTCTTAGTTTTCCATGATTTATATCATCAATTTTATTTCCTATTTCTACGTTGTAATGATAATGCCCTCTGTCATTAGATTTAAACCATTCACCGGCTTTATTAAATTCATCTACAATTACCTCATCTGATGGTAAATAATCGCACGAAGATTCTATGCATATACATTTCCAACCTTTTGATTTTAAATATAAATATCTTTTTATTTCTTTAGTGTTGAACTGTTTTTGTGAAATATCTCCTAATTTAACACTCAATGAATGACCAGATCCATTAAATTCTATATAGATATTATTCTGTGGATAAGCAACATCTAGGTTGCAATTTGATACAGGAAAATTCAACTGACCACCTAATAATTCATGTATATATTTTTGTTGTCTTGATGTGGGAGTTGTTCCATTTTTATAAAAAGTTCTCCTAGATTTAGCTATAACCTCTGGACTTTGTAATTGCCAATCACAACCATATTTTCGTTGATTAGTAGCATTTATTCTTGCAACTATTATTGGATTTTTGTGTGGATTTTCACCATAGCGGTCTACATATGTTCTCATTGCCAAATCATGAATATCTTTATTTTTAGTTGGATTATCAACTCCATAATTTTCTATCCAAGTTAACTTAGCCTTTTCTCTACAAGATTCCATTTGCATATTGTGTTCAACACCATATCTGTCTAGCATTGTAGATTTCATTTTATTCAATGTTTCAGGTAATTTTGTTTTATTATTAACTCCACACTCTATCATCAAAACATCTTGCGTTTTATATGGTTGACACTTGGCACAAGAATCTTTTTTAATAACTTTTCTACCATTTATAAGTTGTTTGAATTCTTTTTCAAATTCTCTACCACAATAATCACAAGAATAACATATTTTTTTATGACTACCTTTTGATAAGTCATCTACATTCGCAATAAACGTATCGTTGATTTTTGTAAAAATATAACCCAACGATACATAATGATCCTTATTATTTACATTCCATTTTACTTCTACTTCTTTTGTTATTAACATTTTAATTACCCCTCTAATTTTTTATTTCCCTATGATTTAAAACTAAGTAAAGGAAGTGTTTAAGGGGAAACACTTTGTCGCAACTAACCGCCGTTAATCGCTATCCTTTACCGTACAAACATAAATTTGCACATTAAAAAACACTGAATCTATCAACTCAGTGTCCTATTTCTACAAATTTATTGCCTCTTTTCAAACGCACCACTACATTTCCAACTAATCCCCACTACTCCATAAACTCTTTCCATTAATTCTCCACAATCGGGGCAATATTGTTCAGCTTTATATTCACTTAATTTCATATCAATATCATGTATTCCCTTACATGCTTTACATTCAAATGTGTAACTTGCCATCAATCTATAATTCCTTTCCATTAATTTTCAAAATAAAAGAACTGCCCTCATCACAGAACAGTCCTCACCTAATCAAATAGGCTAAGGGGTAGGTGACAGATATCAATTACCCAAAGGAGAAGAAAGAAAAATAACAAAATGTGTTCGCCCTACTCCCTTAGAAGTCATCAAACAAAACTCACCATCCACCTGAACACATTTATGGTG